GCTTGCTCAGCGCGTAGTCGACTAAATGCCTCTTGCGCTAAATTCGCCATTAGCGCCGTTTCCTCTAAGGCGCGTGCGGTAGCGGCTAAACTTGCTTGATAGGCGGGTAGCGAGTTGGCCGATGCTTGCGTGGAGGTAGTCAGACTACGCGTAGCGAGGTCAGCAGCATTAGCAGCAACACCGACCGTCGCCATTTCAACGCCCGTTGCCGCTAATGCGTCCTTAGCGGTGCGCAATTGCGCCTCAAGGTCACGATAGGCCTGCGAGTTCTGCTGTCCGGCTGCTGATAGACGGCGCATACCGTTTTCGATTTGGCCGATGTCCATATTCAGAGCCATGAGCGACTGATCCAAGACCGCCACTTCCTGCGCGCTCTCCGCCACCGGCTGCTTCAATTCCTTAATATCGGCTGTGACCTTGGTAACTGCATCGGCGAGTTGCTGGGCAATGGCCGCTACTGCCGGACTAAACAATTCGCCCAAGGCTTCTTTGGCATTGGTAATGGCGGCATCCATACGCTCAAAGTTAGAGGCAGCATCGTTGCCAGCATCCTTATTGGCCTGTACCAGGCTCGTACTGCTTTGGATCACGGCATTGAGGAGAGCTTGCTTTTGTTCGGCATCCGAAAGTTGTGCTACTTGCTTACCTAAACTGTCGGCATAGATTTCATTGGCTTTGGCGGCGTCAATCGTGATACCGAGGTTATCCAGGATCATGGGGGACATACGCCCGATGCCGGTCACAAGGTCGCTAAACGCCTGTGCCGTTGTCTCCCCCATTGCCTTGCCACGCGCCGCTGCTACCTCTAGTAGCTTCGCCATCTCATCCGCCGAATCCGCCACACCCAATAACATGGCGCGGTTGGCAGAGAGCATCAACTCGCTATCGGCAATCGTGCCCTGGGCAGCGTCCCGCATGGCGGCTAACATGGCGTCACCTGATTCGCCCGCTTGTTGCGCCAGCGTATCAAACGAACCGCCAAGCCGCTCCGCCTCAGCGCCGGCCTTTGCCATGTCAATGACCATACCGGCCAGCTGCGCTGCACCGATACCAGCAATAGCGCCGCTCAAGGCCGCGCCAATGCCGCTCAGAGATTTTTCTAAGCCGCCGGCGTCGTTCTCAATTTGCTTGAGGACAGGCGAAGCCGAGTTTTTGGCTTCAATTAAAATTTGGAGTTTAGAGGTTGCGCCTGCCATAAATTACACCTGAAAGGAAAGTGTCATATTGAAAGCAGATAAAATGCTATAGAATCATCATCAATTCGTATTGGAATCGACATAAACAGGAAGAAAAATGATGACAAAAGAACTAGGGTATGGCGTTGTATTGTTTTTTGCGCTGGTCTATATCTTTACCTACCTAACCTCCACCAACGCTATCCCCGCCCTTGCTCGCCTCATCCATTAGTAGGATCAGCGCCCAATCTTCTGGCGAGATTTCCTTTGGTTTCAACTTGCCCGCCAGAAAGAGCTTGCGCCGCTGCTCAACTGCTTCCATGCGCCGCGCGTGTAGCGCACGATGAAGGCGGTTTAAGTCCATCTCGTCAAGCTCCTCAAGCGTGCGGCCTGGAAATAGGCTTAAAAGCTGATGATCTAGGAGTGGTTCAGGTTCGGCAGGGCGGTTTCCTTCGTCGCGACTGTGGCGAAGCCAGCGAACAATGTCCGCCCTAGCGCGTTTCCCAGGTCTGTGAGTCCGCGCATGTGCGCTACCCAGGCAAAGCTAAACCAACTATAGAGCCGCAAGTCCATATCTTCCGTGCGCTCTGTCGTCAACTCATCCGCGCGCGTAATCGGCTCAGCATCCACACATGACAAATGCAGAGCCGTAATCTTGGGGCGTAGCAAAGCCAGGAACAGTTCTTCATCCTCGCCGGCTGCTGCCCATAATGCCCGCTGCTGCCCACGGCTAAAGCTATCGCTAAACTCTACGAAGTCACCACGGAAGGCTTCATCCTCACACTCATATCTCATGTGACAGCCCGCGTCGGCGCATTGTTGAGTCTGAGCGTGGCGCTAAAGCCAATCTTTTCATTGGCGGCTGTCGTAATGTTGTAGCTCGTAATAAAGGCATTGGTCGTCCACGTATACGTGACCATTGCTCCTGCCCCGCTACCATACTTGATACTCGCCGTCCGTAAGGTGCCGCTCACGCTATCCGGCCCCAGGGCATCATCCAATGTCTTAGCCCAATCGCCATCCAACTGCATCTCATAGCTACCGAGTCCAGCAATCGTTTGCTCTGCCGTACTGGTCAGTACCGTTGCCTCTAGTTCTGCAATCGTGTTGGTCATATCGGCGCTGTTGATATAGCCCGATATATCCACGGCGTTATATTGGACGACACAATTTCCGGCTCCTTTTATGGCTGCCATTTGTCTATCCCTTCTAGGCTAATCAGCCCATCTATGCTATAATCACACCTGTTGAGGACGTGTCATTTGTTAGTTGTTGTGCTTAACTGATATAGTTCTTTTTGGCCTTCTATTGCCAGTGGCGCGTCCTCAACAAACGCAACGACTGACTCAATAGGAGGCCATTTTTATGACTAAAGAAATCCCACTTACGCGTGGCATGGTTGCCCTGGTAGATGATGCTGATTTTGATTGGCTGAACCAATGGAAGTGGTGCGCTACGGCTGGTGGCTATGCCATGCGGCGCATTAATATCACTCGCACTATTGGCGAATACATCTACATGCACCGCCTGATTGCCGGTGCGGGTGAAGGCGTCTATGCTGACCATATCAACCATGACACGCTGGACAACCGGCGCTGCAATCTTCGCATTGCCACTCCTGGCGAAAGCATCCGTAACACGCGTGCGCGCAAGAATAATTTGTCGGTCTTCAAGGGTGTGGTGCGTAATCGTAGTAGCCGTTGGGCCGCAAGGATACAGGTTGATGGCGCACCCATCCATCTCGGCTACTTTTTGACGCAACGCGAAGCCGCTCATGCCTACAATGAGGCGGCGATCCAACTTCACGGCGAATTCGCCTGTTTGAATGACTTGTCGATTCTCACAGATGAACAAGATGTTCCCCTTCAGCCAAAGCGCGGTCTGGAATCACAGTACCGTGGCATCTACAAAGACAAGCGGCGCAATCATTGGGTTGTCGAAATCATGGTCAATCGCTCAAAGACTTATGTCGGCAGCTTTGCCACGGATGTAGAAGCCGCTCATGCTTACGATGCCTACATCACGGCGCATGGGCTGGATCGCAAGATCAACTTTCCGTAAGCTATTCAGTAACGCCCCGCACGCAAATGATCACGACCATATCCAATCCCGTTGTGCCGCCCATGCTGGTAATGCCCACGCGCAGCCAGCGGTTGACCGTTCCCGTAAAGTTGATTTCATAAGCGCCCAAGGCAGTTAGCGTGAATGTGCCGAGTACTGTATAGGTACCGCCAGAGCTTGTACTATGGCTGACCGTCACCGTGGCGCTACCGAGCGTCCCCGTCACGCCCTGTAGGAACAAATAGGCTTCACCGCCCTGCGACCCGACAGCGCCCCAATCGGCTGCTGTCTGATTGCCTGTCGCCGTAGCATTGCCGTCAAAGGCGCGGTAGCCCCGATGCCCGCCGTTGCCCTGTCCCCAACTGCCATTGAGCGTAAGAATGCCCGTTGCCGGCGCTTCAATCGTCATCGTAGCGCCAAAGGTCGTATCGAGGACATAGGCAGGACAGAAGGGCAAATCCGTGCTAAAGAGCGCCGCCACATAGCTATTCTGGACCCCCATCCTGGCGTTCATTTCCTGCTCAATACTGCCGGCAATGCCGAGCGGCGCTACCATATAGCCGTTATGCTCAATCGTGAAGGCGGCTAGCGTAGGCGCATAGGCCGCTGCCGTATCGCATAGGCTCGTGATGTCCTCCTCGCTAATTGAAAGCGAAAGGTCAATAGCCGATGTCTCACAGCTAAAATCCCATTGGTCAACCAAGAGCCGCGCAAGCGTTCCCCTAACAGCCATCATCCTGACACCTCCACCGTTGCTATAATCGCCTGAAGCGGCGCGGCGCCCTCGCCTATCGTGTCCTCATCGGTCGTCATGCTGTAGCTATCCATCCCGAGGTACTCGGCATTGCTTTCCAGCGTCATCGCTAGGTCGTCAAGCAACTGTACGGTCAGCGCATCATTGGCCGGTACGGTATTGAGATTCAAAAACTCGACAAAGATCACAATCTCCAAAGTCGCCGCCCGTAGTCCCTGCCCATAGGTCAAGGTCGAAATGGCCCGCGTGCTACTCGGTAGCCGTGTAAAGAGCAGCGGTAGATCACCGGCATTGACATGCGTGGGACGGTAGGCCACGGCCTTTTTGATGCCAGGAATAGGCAGAGCGGAAGCCGTTGCTACCAATGCGCCCAAGCTGGTAAAACTCATGGCACGACCCGCATATAAGGGCGCAATATGACAAAAACGTCAGCCGGTATAGCGGATGGCGCAATCGTCGTGTTGCCGACAATGACAGCCCTATCTAGGTCAAGCGCATTGCTCGGTTGGCGATAGAACCACTCTGCAAGGCGTAAGGTTGCCTGGACAATCGCATCAGGAGCCGTCACGCTATAGGCCCAGCGTCCTGTTACGGCAATATCCGCATTGCCATTGCTCCAATACTGGCTACTATTGGTCTTGAGCGTCAGCCCGAAATAGGGCGTGTTGTAGAGCGGGTCAGTCTTGATACTCGTCAACTGGATGGCTTGCCCGTCACCATTGGTCACGCTCGTCACCTGCGCCAAATCACCCTGAAGCCACAGACGACGCCCTTCGACAAAGGTGGCGTAATCATGCAAGCGCGTGCTATCCGTCATCGCCTCAAAGTGGCGATGCGTCTGCTCATCAATGATGGCGCTAGCATTGGTCAGGGCCAGATTCATGTTGGCCGTAATATCGGCGGCGAGGGTTCCGGGCATACCAAGGCGGGTTTGCAGTTGGTCAATCGTGGCGTATTGGGTCATGGCTCTACTCTGGCAATCCCATGCTTGTTCTCTGCACCTGTGAGGCCACTACGTCATGCCAATAAATGTCCGGGTCAGCCGAGAAAATAGCGTTGATAAAATCAAAGTCGCTTGTATACTGTGCGCCGCCAAAGACCGGCGCGTACCTCTGCCATAACTGGCGCTTGACGATGTAGGCAGAGCAGCCGATATAAGATAGCTGCGGCTCCTTTTGCCAATGGTCATCGTCCGGTAAGACCCGCCCATTGCGATGATCCATGCGTACCATAATCACGTTGGGGCGATGTTCCGACACGATTGCCTTAACCTCCTGCACCAGCCGCGGGCGGATACACTTGTCGTCATCATCCAAAAGCCAGATGTATTCACCTGTCACATAGGGCGCAAAGTTGGCAAGGGCCGCTTGTGCTGCCTCCACGCCGCGGCCCTCACCATCCACCAGAAAGGATTGCTGCCAGTCCGGGTCGGTCTGCGCTTCTAAGCTACGGATATTGCTCCACAACATGCGTGGGCGACGATAGCAGCGGGTCAGGACTTGAAGAAAGGCCATTAGACCGGCTTGCGCGGCACTCTGGGCGCGCCAGGCAAAGGCGATCCCTCTGGGCCTGGTTCCTCGCCAAATGTACCCTCGCTACGCGGCGCTGCCCCGCCAATCTTGACATAGCCCAAGCTTTCCAACTCTTTAGCTTTGTCAGGCGCCATCTCGTAGGTCTCACCCTCAATCAGGCTCATACCGCCGCCCTCTGCAATCACGTTGACCGATTGCAAACAGGTGACAGTGACGGTATCGCCATTGCTTTTGCTTTCAATTTCCAAGGTAGTCCCCCTGTCTATATGCCCGCAGCGCACATCAAAGCGGGCTAGTTGCAGAATCTCTTTGCGTACACAGTCAAGCGCAAACGGCATGTCGGGCGCATGGTCTGAGCCGTCTTGCCGGAACGGGACTGTCTCCAGCACGCTACGGCGAATCAGGGTACAGCCAAAGCCGCAACCGCTGACACGTCCGATACCGTCCCGCGTATAGCGCCCTAACTCTGCCTTGTACTCATCACGCCCCAGGCTCATACCCAGGCCCATCGTACCGATGTACTGCCAAGCATTGAGAACCGGCTCACCGTGGCGCAGCATGTAGGTGCCATAGACGACAGGAGCCGGCGTGTCACAGAGCGCTCTAACGGCGTGCGGCGGCAGCGTCATATCGTGTTCAACTGTTAAGAGCGCATCGTATGGGCCGCGTAAACACATCTCCCTTGCATAGCTGTACTGGGCCAGGACGTTACGCATGTCACGCCCCGGATACGGGTTGCAGCGTCCTATTTCATAGGTCAACCAATGATGGGTTTGCTGCCCGACGATGCTTGCCACCGTCTCATGGCGCAAGCCCCCAGCATAGGTTGGCGTAAAAATTAGGACGCTGGCCCGCTCAATCATCTGTCTGCTACGTCCCCATTTGGGCGTACAAAATGGCCTCAGCCTGTAGGATTTTGTATACGGTGCGGAAGTAGTAATGTAGGCGCAATTGCCCCGTATTGGCGGCGCTATAGGGGTCACGGATAAAGGTAATATCCGGCGCTAAGCGCATCCCCATATAGCTAAAGTTGCCGAACAATGCCACCTTAGCCGAGGCGCCGGATGCTGCTACTGCCTCACTGTTATAGAAGGGGAAGCCCCATAGCTCACGGCGTGTCAAGGCGCCCTGTCCATCGACGGGCGTTGGCGTAAACTGGAAGAAGTTGCCGGTAAAGCCGCGGATAATGCCTTCCGCCGCTTTTTTCATGATCCAGACGGCGTTATCCTCATAGCCGGTCGGCAAGGCATAGACCAGCGCCGGGATGTTGGCGGCCACAATCGGGTTGCCCCAGGCTGTGCCCAACGTACCGTTAGTACTGGCCTCGGTGACGAGTAACGTGTTATGCGTTTTCGCCATGCCCTGCCCGACGAAGATAGCAAGGAAGCTCATTAACTGCGCGTCCTCATCCTCCATCAGCTCCCATGACAGTTCGATACGTTTGGTGTACTTAACCAGCGTCATCGGCGCTTGTCCCAAGATGGGCGCGTCACGGTCGGTCGTATTGCCTTCCGTGGTCGCCACAAATGCGCCGTCACGCGCGCCTTCAATCGGCACATTGACAGTCAGCCCCTTGCCAGGAATCTGGCGTACGCCCACTTTCGGATAGAGCGCATCCTCTCTGAGCTTGGCGATGATCTGGTTGTACATGCCGGTCGGCACGGCATAGCCGCCCTGTGCCGGCGTACCTTCGACCATCGGGTTATTGCTGGAGGCTTTGAGGTTGCGGATGCCGCCATCATCGCCGCTGCGGATATAGTGGGCAAAGGCTTTAATGCCTTCGCCATCCTCGCCTAGGCGTGTCTTGGTGTTGGTCATCGGGATTTGGATCGTTGCCGTTTTGATAGGCTGCTGGTCAAGCCAGGTCTGCATCGGCGCAAAGGCTTTGCTAACGGCATCGTTGACCAATGTCGAAACGTCCACAGTTTCGACAACCTCTGTTTCAATTTCTTCAGACATTTCATGCTCCTCGTTGCTAGATATATGTTGCGGCGCAACGTCCTCGCTTTTCGTGTCATCCACTACCGCTGATCGGGCGGTCTCCGGGAGGAGCATGGCAAAGGCAGGGTCAGTTGCGGATAAAGACTTGATGAGTTCAACGCCAAGCGTTCTAGGCTCGGCAGGTGTTGGAGTGAGTGACATTTCGACAATGGGCCATGTTTTAATCGTCTTGCCGTCACGCCTGGTTAGATGGCCGACACTACCACTAGACCAGCCCAGGGCGCCCTTCTCTACGAGCTGCAAGACGTAATCGACATAGGCGGCATGGCGGTTGAGTTCGGCTTCTACCCATAGCCCGTTTTCATCGGCTTCCATGCTCAGCGTCTTGCCGATAACATGCTTAACATCGCCTAAGGTATGGTCGTAAAAAACCAGCTTGGTAGGCGCCAAGTCCAGCATATAATCCGTATCGGGCGTAAACGATTCGCCCTCCAAATCGGCGCCGCCAAAGATAACGCCGTAGCCGGCTACGGTTGCGGCATCGTCCGTTACAGCCTTGACATAGACCGTCATCTGCTTCTTGCGTTCCATCATCTACCTCCATCTATCCCGCCAACGCCCTATCAACTGCGCTCTGGAAGTCGGCTAGGATCACATCCTCGTTGGCGCGTACGGCATCTGAATCGGTATGCCAGCCTGTGCGCCTATGCCACGGCGTTTGAAACATGTTTGACTGTACAAATGGCCCATAGGCGGTACGGTTGCCCACGCGCCCGACTAGGCCATTGGCTGAGGTATCTACTTTGGCTGTCCAGCGTTTGCCCAAGGTACCGCTCCGTACATACTTGCTTCCTGCCGGTGGTGGTGGATAGACTTGCATATAGGATTGCAATCGCAGCACGCCCCTGTGCATGGGCGGCTCAAGCGTATGGATGGCTGCGGCATTGCCTAGCTTGCGAAAGAGCGGCTCAAGGCCGGTAATGGTTACAGGCATTAGGACGGTTCCTCAATTACAGGCCGCACAAAGCATCTACAGCCAGGATGCGCCGGTACACTTACCCCACCTGGAAATGTCCCCCTAAGCGACGCACGCTTGCCATTGAGCGGCCCACAGGTGGGACATACGCGTTCATCATTGACCGTCACCCATTCCTGTTCACTGACAACGCCTGATTCCTCGTAGCCCTCAATAGAGCCTTGCGCCGCTGCCCTGGTCGTTTCCGTCTGTGCAATGAGCTTGGCTCTACGTTTGCCAAAGGTCGGCTCTAGTTCTCGCTGCAAATCACGGATGGTCGTCGGTTCACGAAACCAGTCATCAACTGCCGTTTGCATACGCGCCTGTGTCGTCTGGTTGATGCCCTGGATTAGCTCATAGGTATAGGTACTAGCCCACCTCGCCGCCTTGCTATGCGCCAACATCCAGTCAAAGCCCATACCGATTTGCTCTAACGTATCTAAGGCTACGCTTACGCCCAGGCTGCTAGATTGCTCAAGTGACTGGCGCAAGACAGCGCGTACGCCATCGCTAGTGGCTGTCACTTGGTGGACGGCGGCTCTCACCTGTTCCTCCGTAGCGTTGTCGGGCAATAGCGCCTGTAACTGGTCATCAAAGGCTTTGCCCAACTCACGCCCAAACTTGCGCTCAAGCTCCATCCTGATTTGCTGTTCAGCGTCGTCGCTGCCATCGTCCAACTGAAGCACCATCGCCTTATACGCTTCATGGGTAATGGCTCCACTGGGTATCACTAGCCGGAAAGGGCGCATCCTCCGCGCCCGCGTCCTCCCCTCTTGCATCGGGACAAGCCTGTATGCCCAGTGCAAGCATCTTCTCGTCACGCTCAAGAATGTGACTGTGGAAGGCATCAACGTCCGGCGCTTTCTTGCCCTTCGCCCAGCGTTTCAAGCGCCGTACCTCGTCATCCCTGGCGCTAGAGCGTTCAGGCAACTGTGCCTGTGGCCCCGCGTTCAGCCGTGCGATCTGCGCCTCCGTTTGTTGGCGCTGTAGCTCCTGTTCAGCGGCTAGGTCAGCATCTAACATCTCAAAGGTGATGCCGTCAGGTAGATTCAGCCCCACTAACTGCGCGGCGATGGAGGGGCGTATCTTGGCATTGACGTAGGTGGCGTAGCTAGATGCGCGCTGCTCCTCATCCTCCTGCATGGCGCTAAGACGTTCCGGCTCAAACTTAAAGCGTAGGCCGGTGGCTGCAAAGAGTTGACGGTTAAGCGTGCGCTCAATCAGGCGGGATTCGGGGATGATGCAGTTGCTCAGGAAATTAATCTCGTCCTGTTGCGCCGTGGCAAAGTTGGCGGCATTGGCAGAGATGATGCTATCCGGTACGCCGAGGGCCGTAGCAATGGCTTGGCGGGATTCGATGGTCAGTTCACTATTGGAGAGTGACTCTAATCCTTCACCGACGACGACGGGCGTTACCCCCGCGCGGACGGCTGCTGTCGCCCAGGCTGAGCGTACGCCGCTAAAGAAACGTTTCCACCACTGTTCTAGCTTCTTAACCTCAGCCTCTGCCGGGTTGCCGTCAATCGTGAGGATAGTTGCTTTGATAGCGCCGCGCTCAAAGTAGGCAGACTTAAAGGCGCTCATATTGTGCAGTACAGAGGCATCGGCCATCGCTGCCTGTGCCGGTGGCGTACCCGGCTCAAGCTCTGACATGGCATTGGATAGGCGGAAATAGACAATATCGTCAGGGGTAAAATCGATACCGGCTTGCATCGTACGCGTAGGGTCAAGTAGACGCCTGAAGCCGGTTATGCCCTGATTGCGGTCATAGATCACTTGCATCGTATCCGGCGCAAACCATCTCAGGCCCAAGGGCTGATTACGTAAGTTGCGCTGCTTAAACCAATAGGCATAGCCGAGGATGCATAAGGCGGATTCAGTTAGCTCCAAGAGGTCGGTGAGATTGTCGAGGAAGGGGTAATCCGTCAGGTCATCTTCGTCGCTAAGTACCTTGGTTTCACCCTTGAAGATGGCCCACGGCATCGCTGATACACGGTCAGCTCTGAGGTTGACGCAGGCATAAAGCCAGCCCACCACGCTATAGAGGCTGCGCGGCGATACGTCATCATGGCCGAAATAGGAGCCAAAGACGGTTGACCATTCGTCAGCCGACCAGCCGGAGAGGTCTTTG